GTTGCTAATTCAACCATTTTACCTTTTAGAAATTGAACTGAGTCTTTTTCTGTAGTTGGAGTATAACTATAACTTTCAGTTTGTGAATTGTAATGTAGTGGATCGCCACCTGTGTCTTTATCTACTTGATAAGGAACTAAATGAATATTTGTATCTGGGTAATCTGAAATTCTAGAACCATCTTCTTCAATTGGAGAATCATTATATATTGGTTTATCCTTTTCACCACCTTCAATTCTATCAAACTTTTTATAGTCATCAAAGTAATTATGATCTTTTGTAGTTATTTCTTTATTAAAAATATCTACTGTTCTTAGTTTGTTTGCTAAAAGACCACTAACAATGTTCTTTAACATATCTGAATTATTATTTGAATCGTCTGCTATAACAGTACGAAACTCTTTTTCAATATCTTTTACTTTTGAACCAACATCTTGTAATTGGCCTGTGTCACCTAAATTAAATTCTGCTTTAGTATCTTGATTGTATAAACTCTGTAGTGTTCTAAAATGATAACCATTAGTATTTTCAAAGAAAAGATAGAAAGGACTTTGTGTATCAATGGATACTGCTTCTTCCATAAGAGATTGTATAAATTGAAATGGATGTACATTTGGTACAACATATTTTCTTATACCACTAGACTCCTCAATGTATAATTTTTTGCCAGTATTAATACTATAATCACTTTTCATAAGTGTTTCAAATATTTCACTTGGACTACCAGTTAAACTTTTAGATATTCTTTTTCTTAAATTAGTTAATGCCTCAGGTGACATAAAAGATAATTCAAATACTTCAGAGTTTGTTGATGCATCATTTCTCGCACCAATTTTATATACAGAGAACACATTATCTGTAAAATCAAAACATTTTTCAGCATCATTGCTTTCAAATCCTGGTGTGACTATTTTTAATCTAAGATAATCTTGACCTAAAATTTGTGTATTAGTTATTAAACTATTTGTGTCAAAACAAAGAATAGAACCTTTTAATGCATTAGAATAAATGTCTTCAAATATATTGATTTCTAGAATGGATGAACTAAGATTAATTGTTAACCCTGCTGATGTGATTAATTCACACTTCTCAATTACAAATTGACCTGCATACTGTACCGTACTCATTTTAAATTACCGTTTCTGATATTTTTTCTTTAAATTCTGCAACAAACTGATCTACATATCTAGGGTCTAGTAGTTTAATCTTTCTTTTTTCATCTTGTAATGCTTCTTCATATTCATAGTTAGTCACAGCAGTTGCACTTGGATATAAAGTGTTTGATGTACCAACATCTATTTTAGTTGTAGTATGACCAGACTCTTGACTAATTTCATAATGATGAACTGCATTAACACTTTCAACACCATACTTATCTTTTAAGTATAAATCAAATTGTTGTTGTGTCATTGGCCAATCATGGTATCTGTCTTTTACTTTGTTAAATAGTAAAACAACCCAATGTAAATTTATATCACCATATAATTTATGTGCGATCATTTCTGGTGTCTCACCTTCTTTAACATCGTAAGTATCAAAGACGGATGTATTTTCTTGTATTTTTGTTCTTACTACAACTCTTCTTAAAATATTAGTGACATCTTTTAGATTACCATTACCTTCAGAGTCGTATGGTATAACAGGAAAGTTTGAAAAATATGACATTAGTATCCCTCGAATATTCTTTCTTTAGTAATTAATTCCATTTCTGAGAACTCTAGTGTACACTGAGTTTCAACAGGTGGCGCACCTTCTTCATTAGGAGTAAATGTTCTATATCTATCACCACCATAAGTGACAGTAATATTTTCTAATACACATGTTGATATTTTTTGTAAGTATTGGTTTTCATTACCGTCATACATGTATTGTATATCAAATGTATTTGGAACTCTCATTTTTCTACCTTGTCTGTTTCCACCAACAAACTCTGGTGCTGCATTTGCTCTAAATGCAAATATAATATTTCTTACTTCATCTGCTTCTCTTTTATTCTTAGGTAAAAACTTAAATTGAAATTGAAACTTTCTTTTGTTTAAACCTTTGAATGCTAATTCCATTCTATCAGCAACAATAGCACCTTGCGCTGCTTCGTATGCTTCTCTTGTTCCTTGTAAACCAGGTATTGCACCAACAGCTGCAGTTGCAGTCTTCATCATACCTTCACTTAATCCCTCACCTAATCTTGACATTGTTGAACCAATAACTTCGGCAGTTGCAGCGCCACCCATGATTTGTCCGTAGGCATCCATTGCTGCGGCAGCACCTGAACCAATTTCAGTATCAACATAATTAAACTGATTAATATAAGTTGCTTGTGGTGGCATGTATAAAGCGATTGCAGTATCTAATCTAACAGTTGGTGCTCTTTTTAAATATGCAGTTGAACCACCTGCCTTTTTAGGTTTAGGTGTTTTCTTTCTTTCACTTAATGCTTTTCTAAAACCAGGGTCAACAGCATTTAAATCTGCGTGTTGTTGATTTCCGTATCCATTTTTATTAACTTCTTTTACAGCAGTATCACCATTCATTCTTGTAATGTATTGAGGGATGTTTGCTTGTGATGCATTTTCAATAACTGAAGTCTCACCATCTTTTCTCTCACCAAATCTTAATTCTGCGTCTTGTTGTTCATTGATATAGAACATAACATAGTGTCCTTGATTACCTACACCAGGTCCACCTGTCACATCTAAAGGGAAAGAGAATATATTAGTTGGTTTGTTAAACTCAGCACTAGACTTAGACAATGGTCCACCTTGTCTATTCTTATCTTGCAAACCAAGTGTTTTACGCAAGATACCAGATACTTTCTTGATACCATACGATGCTGCTGTTGCTGTTGCTTGTGTTTTTAAACCTTTTATTATACTCATATATAAATATTCCTTGACTATTGTACTATTTATATGTTATAAAGGAGTTAATAATGACTTATAGTGGCAGATACATACCAAGTAATAGAGAAAAATATAAAGGCAACCCATTGAAGATAATTTATCGTTCTATGTGGGAAAGACGCCTAATGGATTATTGCGACAAAACAAAGAAGGTAATTGAGTGGGGAAGTGAAGAAATAGCAATACCTTACATATCACCTATTGATGGTAAGATACATAGATATTTTCCTGATTTTTATATGAAGGTAAAACAGAAAGATGGTTCAAACAAAAAATTTATTATTGAAGTAAAACCAAAATCACAACTTAAACCACCATCAAAAAATCCTAAAAGAAGAACAAGAAGATGGTTATCTGAGGTTCACACATACGCAGTAAATAGAGCAAAATTTAACTCTGCAACAGAATACTGTAAAGACAAAGGATTTGATTTTAAAATATTAACGGAAGATCATCTAGCACCCAATTATAAATAATAGTAGGATACAAATATGGCAGTTTCAAAATACATAAAGGCAGTACAAAAAGCGGCTGGGGGAAGACCTAGAAGCACAGAGTGGTATAGAGACAAGATTAAAGAGTTTGGAAAACCAGGCGCTTCACAGTTGATCAGAGACGGTAAAAGAAGAAGAACTGTATTGTTTGGTAAACTTCAAATGTTTGTCTATGACCCAAAGTTAAAAGCAAAACTACCTTACTATGATACATTTCCTTTAATACTTCCTATTGAAACATATAGCGATGGGTTCTTAGGAATTAATCTACACTATCTACCAGTACCTTTAAGGATTAGATTATTAGATACATTGATTGACTTCACAAATACAAAAGATTTAAATAAAAGAACTAAAATACAGACAAATTATAACCGACTAAAACGAGTAAGATTAATCAAGCCTACACTGAAGAGGTATCTAAATAGTAGGGTAAAAAGTGATTTTAGAATAATAGATGCTGACGAATGGACTATTGCAACACTATTGCCAGTGGCAAGATTTAGAAAAGCATCAACAAATGAAGTCTGGCGAGACTCAAGAAAGATGATATAAAATTATGAGTAAGGATAGAATAGACATATCAGAATCAACGGCAGTAAGTATGCCTATGAAAAACCTTTTGGCCATAATCGCAGCAGTATGCGTTGGGGTCTGGGCTTACTTTGGTGTGTTAGAGCGTATTACCATGTTAGAAACAAAAAGTACGCTAGCAGAAAAAGATTTAAATCAAGCAGTTGAAACAATAACTGCTGACTTAGATAAAAATACAGAATTTAGAATTAAATGGCCAAGAGGTGAAATGGGGTCATTACCTGCTGACTCAGAGCAATTCATGCTTATCGAGCACATTGCTGGTCAAGTAGAGGGAATACAAAAAAGTATGGAAGACATGATGAACAATGGCGTTAACATCAAAAGATTACAAGAGGATGTAAAAATTCTGCGTGATGATGTTGAAAAATTAAAAGACAGTAATAGAAATATTATATATCAAAACGGAAACGGAAAAACTCAATGAAAAAAATAACAACACTTATATTTTTATTATTGTTTACCTCAAGTGTATTTGCACAAAAACTTTATGTTGGTGGTGAGAAGTATGAAAAAGATGGCGTTGTTGCATTGATATTACACTTAAATGGTAAGATGATTGAATGGGTCTATAAAGAAAACATAGGTCAATGTTTGAAATCAAAAAGAATAGCATCTAGAGAAGTTGGTGGTGAGAGAGTTGTATTCTCATGCAAACTTGTCAAAGGATTATTACAAGAAGATAAACAAAGTAAATACGGCATAAGATTATTAAAGGTACTAAACTAATGGCAAGAAGCAGTTTACTAGATGGGTTTGCATACGGAGTACTAAATGAAATCTTGGCAACTTTTAGAAGTCAAGATGGTTATGCTAAACCTTCAAAATACGAAGTAATTATTACACCACCTACAGGTTATAGAGGAACAGGTGGAACAGATAAATCAACAAATCCTTTTGGCGAATTACTGCGTGAAAAAGGAACAGATTTAGTAAGAAAAGTTTCTATGGAAACATCGCAGGTTTCATTTCCTGGTATGACTTTAGAAGCTCAAGAAGACACAAATATTTACGGACCAGTCAGAAAAATTGTGACAGGTCAAACTTTTGCAGAGATCAGTACAAGCGTTAGAGTATCTTCCGATTTTAAAGAAAGAAATTTCTTTGATGATTGGCAAAGAATAGCTGCAAACAGAGCAGATTTTTCAGTAGGATATTATGACGATTATGTTGGAACAATGCAAATATTTCAATTAGATCAAAATGATAGAAGAAGACATGGCGTAGAGTTAATCGAGTGTTATCCGTCAACAGTAGGTGAACTACAAGGTGATTATGGTAATCTTAACTCTTTATATTTACTACCTGTGACTTGGTCATATAGATATTGGAAAAATTTAACAGATGAGGCAGAATTGCCTAAACCACTTCTAGAAAGAATTGGTGATGTGTTCGTTAATACTGTTGAGCGACAATTAAGAAGTCGTGTTCCAGCAGTTTTAAGAAAACTATAATATTAATATATAAGGAGCGATAATTATGGCACTACCAAAACTGGCAACTGCAACATACGAGTTAGAGTTGCCATCTTCAGCAGAAATTATTACATATCGACCTTTTCTAGTCAAAGAACAAAAGGTTCTCATGATGGCTAGTGAAAGTAAAGAAGATAAACAGATAATTGATGCAGTAAAAAATATTATTAAAAGTTGTACTTTTGATAAAGTGGATGTTAATAACATCCCAATGTTTGATCTTGAATATATCTTTATCAAACTAAGAGCAAAATCAGTAGGGGAAACTGCGAAAGTCACAGTCACTTGCCCCGATGACGAGAAAACAAAAGCAATTGTTGAAATCAACTTAGATAAAATTGATATGACAATTAAAGAAGATCATACTAATATAATAAATATAACAGATGATGTTTCTTTGGATTTGAAATATCCTTTAATTGATGATTTCAAAAGTTTTGATTCTGAAGACAGTAATACATCAAAAAACTTTTTTGGTTTAATCAAAAAGTGTGTTGCGAGTGTGACTGAAGGTAAAACTATTCATAGAAGAATAGATTTTACTGATAAAGAACTTGACGAGTTTATTGATTCACTTAATAGTGCTCAATTATCAAAAGTTATGAAATTTTTTGAAACGATGCCTAGACTTAGACATGTGGTTGAAGTTGAAAACCCTAAGACTAAGGTAAAGAGTGAGGTTGTAATCGAGGGCCTTGCGAATTTTTTAGCATAAGCCTCTCACATGACTCGATAACGAATTATTATAAAACAAACTTTGCGATGCTACAACATCACAAATATTCGTTATCTGAACTAGAAGATATGTGGCCATGGGAGAGGGAGATATATGTTAACCTTTTGGCAGAGTATATAAAAGAAGAAAATAGAAGAAGAAAAGAAGAAGCAGAAAAAGCAAAAAATAGAACAAATAGGTAAACAAGGAAAAGAAGATGACAAAAGAAACAACAAATGTACCACATCCAGCAGATACAAATGGTGATGGTAAAGTATCTAAAGTAGAGCATGAAATGTTTTTAGAGTTTAAAAGAAAAGAACTTGAAGATGCAGATGCTATGCGTGATGCACAAAGAACAATGGCATGGTATTCTTTATATGGTATGTTATTGTATCCATTTTTAGTAATAGTCACAAATCTTTTGGGTTTTGAGAATGCTGGAAAAATACTAGGTGACATGGCAGGTGTATATTTCATCGCTGTCGCAGGTATTGTAGCTGCATTCTTTGGCGCTCAAGCAATGACAAGTAAAAATAAGAAGAAGTAATGTTATATCACATTCTAAATTTTATAAGTGGTATATCAGGTAAAATCTCTGTATGGTCATGGCAAAAACTATGGCGTAATAGAGAAGACGGTATCGGTTATAAATACTTTAGAGGTAAAAATAAATGACAGCTGCAGTAGAAAACTTAATCACAACTATTAGAAAAAAGAATGCTGAAGAGGAAGCTAAAGTTATATCACAAAAGAAACAAGAAGTTATCAATCAAGCAAAACAACAAAAAAGTCTAAGTGATCAAGCAAAGAGATCGCAAGGTGCGATTGATAAGTTTGTTGGTGATATGAAAAAAGGTAAAAAGACTAAAGGTGGTGAAGTCATTGCATCTAGACTTAGTGGTGTAGAAAAAGATCAATTAAAAACTCTTAACGATCAACTAGCAAGTGATAAACAAGCAATCACTAGTATGGAACAACAAAATAGATTGCAAGAACTCAATAACAAAATTTCAAAAGATCAGACACAAGCGACTAGAGAAATGGTCATGAGAACTAGAGGAATCAGTGAAGATGAATTAAAGTCTGAAGAACAAACAAGATCAGAATTAAAAATGCAGAAACAAGTATTAGAACAAATGCTTGTTAGCGATACTATGACTGCTGATCAGATAAAAGGGACTCGTGAATTTCAAGAAAAGTCAGAGAACATAGCAAGACAAGAAAAAAGATTAGAGACTCGTGCTAATAGACAAATACAAATGCAAAACTTAAAACAAACAATGTCATTAAAAGGCATTGGTAAAGGTCTAGACGGACTAAAAGGTTCTATCATGGGTATTGGTGGAAGTCTTAAAGGTGCGGCGAAAGGTGCTTTAGATAAAGCAGGTGGTGGACTAATGAACATGTTAAAGGTTGGTGGATTAGTTGCAGCATTCTTTGGTTTAAAAGCATTCTTAGATAGTAAACTATTTCAACAATTAACAGAATTTATGAAATCATTAGCACCACAGTTTGATTTAGTTTTTGGTGGATTTAAAAAATTATTTCAAGGAGATATTATAGGTGGATTAATGGACATCTTTATGGGTATCGGAGGTATGGTATTTAAAGTACTTGACTCAGCAGTCACAGGAATATTTAATGCGATTGCAAGATACTTTGGATTTGAGGGAACTGATAGTGTCTTTGGTGCGATAATTGGTGCGTTCAAAAAAATATATGAATTTATGTCACCTGTTATTGAACCTATCATTACATTT